GAAGTAAATAGTTATTACTATAAAAGGAGTGGAAACTATGAAAAAATATTTTTTAATATTCTTAACATTGTTTACAATGTTTAATGGATATGTTTGGGTTTGTCAATTTGAGAGATACAAAGATATTTATAGAAAAGAGATAAACAAATTAAAGTATGAAAATACACAGCTAAAAGAAAAGTATGCTGAGATAAAGTTAGAAGGATTGGATGTAACAGTAACTATGTATCACCCAACTCGAGGTCAGACTGATTCTACACCGAACATTCTTGCGGATGGAACGCACATAAAGATTCACCAAGCGAGTGAATATAAATACATAGCGGTTAGTAGAAATCTTCTGAAACGATGGGGTGGTTGGTTAGATTACGGCGACTTCTTGGTTTTAACAGGAACAGATGGTAAAGATGGAGTGTATCAAGTTAAGGATACAATGAATGCAAGATTTGTAAATCGTGTAGATATCTTGGAATCACCAGGAACTAAACCATATAAGTTTGAGAATGCCAAGATATTAAAAACAAACTTAAACACGGATATAAAATTTGTATCAAACAATGAATAAAAAGCTTGACATACGACAATAAATGTTGTATATTAAGGTAATATAAATTATGAATAAAAAGGTTATTAGATGAGTTTTGAAAACTTCTTTGGAGAAGCTGAGTTTAGTTACGAAGCAGAAAAGAAATCGTTCATAGACAATATGGACTTTCTAAAAGAAATGTCAGTTCAAGAAAATACATTATGGAAGAAGTGGGAAGAGTTCAACAAAGACCCACAATTCTTTATGGATAGAGCAGATGTCATTGATAGATTAGAGAGAACTATCTGGCAACCAACAGACATTTATAATAAAGAACAAACAATTCAAGAAATCAATTCAATCAAACCAATCGTCGAACCAGTTACACAAGGTAATGCAAAAGAAAACGAGGATTGGATTATCACGAGAAGACTAATTCACTCAATGGAGTTCACACCTAATCCAGGTCGTAACGTAAAGTTTTATGTTAAAGATGAAACAACAGGCAAAGTATTAGGATTAATTTGTTTAGGTAGTGACGTAACTTCATTAGGTGTTAGAGATACACTAATCGGTTGGTCAAAAGAAAACAAATTCCAAGACGGAAAACTAAACCACACTGCAATCGGAACCACAATATGTTGTGTACAACCATTAGGATTTAATATGTTGGGTGGTAAGTTAGTAGCACAAATGGTTACATCAAAGGTTGTTCGTGATACTTGGAAGAAACTATACGGACAAACATTAGTCGGTATATCAACAACAGCATTATATGGTATTCATTCAATGTATAATGGAATACCACAATGGAAAACATTAGGTGAAACTAAAGGTAAGATTAGTTTAAAGCCAGATGATTCATTTTATGATACTTGGCACCAATGGTTGAAAGATAATAAGTCTGAAGATTACAAACGAGTAACTACATCGAAAACAGGTCAACCCGTAACAGGTATTAAACAAAAGATTATACAATTAATATATAAAGAATTAGATATCAAACGAGCAAAGTATGAACACGGATTCAAACGAGGTTGTTACTTTGCTAACATATATCAAAATGGAAAAGAATTTCTAAGAAGTGAAATCAATGAAAATGAACTACAAATTAGAAATATGTTCGATAGAGATATTGAGTATATTGATAGTTGGTGGAAACGTAAAGCAATCAAACGATATGAAAACTTATTAGAACAAAACAGAATTAACCCCGAGATGTTATTTTATTCAGGTATGATTAACATTACTTGGGAACAAGCAAAAGAAAAATACCTAAAGGACATTGGAAGATGAAACAATTAAACGAAAAACAAATACAACAAAATTGGACGGACTTACGAACAATTATCAATAATACATTTGAGGGTGAACGATTAGAAAAACTCAATAAGATGTATGATTACTTTGAAGATAGGATGGTGATGGCGCCAGCAAGTGGTAGAGCACATTTTCATAATGCTATGGTGGGTGGTTATGTAGAACATATATTACACGTTGTTAGTAATGCACAAGAGATTAGAGATGTGTGGGAAAAGAACGGAGCAACAATTAACTTTACTAATGAAGAATTAGTGTTTGCAGCTCTACATCACGACTTAGGTAAGGTAGGTAATTTAGAACACGACTATTATGTTCCACAAGAATCAGATTGGCATCGTAAGAATCGTGGAGAAATATTTACACACAATTCAGAATTACAATATATGACTGTAACTGATAGGTCTTGTTGGATACTACAACATTTCCAAATTCCTATGACAGAATGGGAGTTCATTGGATTAAGATTAACAGATGGATTGTATGAAGAGGGTAATTCTAAATACTATATGGGATATAATCCAGACTTTGGATTGAGAAGTAATATTGCTTACATCTTACACCAAGCCGATATGATGGCAACTCACATTGAAGGTAATCAATGGGATAGAGGTGATAAAGTGGAAAGTGAAAAAGTCCAAAAGTCAGTAACGAATATAAAACAGGCAGTTGATAGTGAAGTAAAAGAAAAGTTTACCAAGTCAACAGATGCTAAAGATATATTTAACGAACTATTTGGAGAAGCAACGAAATGATATTACAAATAATATTAGGTTTAGTAGTTCTTGGTGAGGGATATATTATATGGAACTTAACGAGAAAAACTGAACGATTAGAAACTTGGATAGAAGATTACGCACAACGTGTAATTGATACACAAGAAACATTAAACATTATTGATGACAAAGGAAACTTTGAAGCCGATGATGAAGTAGGAGTTGTCTTTGATTCAATCAAAGAAACTATAGACGAATTAAGTTCAATAACAGAAAAGGAATTATAATGCCAAGAAAAGCAAAAAAGGGTTCACCAAGATATTACTTTCACCAAGGAACAGAAGACGCAATCATTAGACACAATAAAGAAACTCGTCCACATATGAGAGAGAGAATTTATAATGAACACATTAGAGTTCCCTTTGAGAAGTTGGCAGAAAATATAATTCATACATTTAAGTTTTATTACTTTGATGTTCCAAGTACAGATGTTATGCACGAAGTTGTAAGTTTCTTATATATGAATATGCATAAGTTTACTGAAGGTAAAGGAAAAGCATTCTCATACTTTAGTATTGTTGCTAAGAACTATTTGATTCTACACAACAACAATAATTACAAGAAGATGAAACAAACCGATAGTGAGGAAGTTACTGATTACAAACGTAATCCAGTCACCGAAGCAACTCGTGAAGATTTACTCACGGCAAAGAAAGAGTATCTTGATTTGTTTATTGAGTATTGGTCAAACAACTTGACTACTGTTTTTAAACGTAAGCAAGATATGGATGTTGCTAATTCGGTATTGTATCTTATGGAACACAGAGAGAACATTGATAACTTCAATAAGAAAGCTCTATACATTTTAATCAGAGAAATGACAGGTTCCAATACACAACACATTACACGAGTAGTGAATGTGATGAAAAAACATCACGTTAATCTACAACACAATTACCTAACGACTGGCTCAATCGAAACTAAGTTTACAGGCAGTTGGGATAATTTATAACAGATTTAGAGGGTAATATGTAAAGCCGTCACCGTGAGGTATTATTACCCTTATAAATGTAACAAAGGGCAGTATTTCTACTGCCCTTGTAATTCCACCTTTATTCTTTCTTATTTATTATTCAGCAATCCTAATATCACCAATAGTGATATAAATCCAGCGAATCCACTTGTTGCAAATAAATTCACTAAACTAATCAGATTACCAATAATGTCCATACCGAAGAACCCGCCAACAAAAATCAATTGAACGAGAACCCCAAGACCAATAACAGATAATAGCACATCTTTAAGACCTGCCACTACATCTATTACCATAGCCATAGTATTTTTCATATTCGTTTCCCCCTTTTATTAATCTAAAAGACTACAAATTCCGTAGTCGTATAATAACTATATACCAATCTAACAAAAATTAAATGATATATAAATATATATCCCTATTTTTTAAGTTTTATCTATTTATTATTAGATTAAAAACAAGCAAAAATAAGCAAAATTATGTCAACAGATTACGAAATATTCAAAGGAAAAACACTCGGAGATGTGTTCAAAGACATCTATGATAATTCCCATACCAATAAAAAACAATTAGAAGTTCTAATGAAAGAGGTAGTGGGGTTTATTAAAGATGGTGATACTGCCGTGCAAATAATTCCTATGTTAAAGGAATACTTAGAAATCAATGTCAAGAACGATGAGCAACTCGTCAAACTAGCAACAATCGTTCAAAGAATTACAGCAGCTGAAGGTAGAGCAACAGCTGATGGAGATGAGTTCGGATTATCCGAATCAGAAAAAGAACAATTAATGGACGCAATAGAAGAAAATGTTCAAGAGTTACAAAACAAGCAAGACGAGATTATTCAAGATATCAAACAGGAAAACTAATGGCTTTTCAAAATACTAAGTCTACTGGAGGTGGTTTAAAAGACCAGTTCAGAAATGATGTAGTTACTACAAATGAAATGCAATTGCAATTAAAGCAACTTGCGACTGATGTGGAGTTCTATGAATTAGAACCATTTGAAGTAATGGATATTTACAGACCTAACGCAGAAAATAGAATTAATACTCCCGGCGTTGTAAAGGGTAGGAATGTAATTTCAGAAGCAAGTAATAAACCCGATGAAATGAAACTTTATTATCCACTAAATCCAAATATCTTACAATATCCAGTTGTCGGTGATATATTGGTTGGTATGTCTTATAAGAGTAGAAGATACTATGTAGCAAGTTTACAAGAGAATTTATTAAATGTTAATCCTAATTTTCGTGAACAATTCAATCAAAGTGGAGTGGGTGATTTAGAATCAATAAGTGCTAAACAACAATCAATTGGTGTATTGAATAGTGGTAGAAAAATAAATGATTTCAAATCAGGTGAATATTTTAAAGATGATAAATCACCAAGACTTATAGGTTCAGAGGGTGATACTATTATTCAAGGTAGATTCGGACAATCAATACACTTAGGTAGTAATCAAATAGCAGGAAAAGAAGAATCACCAAATGTAAAAGTTGTAGCAGGACTACAAATTAGTGAAGAAAGTTTACCACTTGATAAATCATCTATGTATATGACTACTAAAGAGTCAGTCAGATATTCAGAACCAACTTTAACATTAGGTACACAAGTCGGATTAAATACCGATTATTCAGAACCACAAATAATTTTTGATTCTGATAGAATTATACTGAATGCTAAATTAGATGACATAGGAATATTTTCACAAGGTGATGTTCACATAAAAGGAAATAGCGTAAACATTCACAATAATGAAGCGGTTAACATTGTAACTAAATCATTAGTAGCAGATACATCAGCAGGAGTAAAGAAAGATATAACTAAAAAACTAAATGATGTAGATGGTGATACAAAGTTATTACCAGAAAACATTTTACCAATGGCAGAATCTATGAAACCACATATAGCAGCTATTAACAACGGAGTAATATCAGCGGCATCAAAAATATTACCACCCGTAATAGCACCAGGAACACCAAACCCATTAAATCTTTTTGGTCATCTACAAGACTTAAGGTTTTTTCAAAATCAATTACTAGAAGTAAAAAAGTTTTTTAAATTTGAATGGTTAAATAAACGAGAGTGGAAAACCGTGTCTTTGAATGAAGTTACGGAAGCACTCGGATTAAATGAATTAGATTCTCTTCCTGAAGATAACATAGTTAAGTGGGAAGAATTTTTTGATGATGTAGATGCGGCAAAAGCTAAAGTAGCAAACATACAAGCTCAGGCAGCTGCAGCAGCTGTATCGGTTGCGGCATTAAATGCAGCATTCGATGCGATACAAGGTGGTGGTAGTAGTGTTGAACTAATAGTAGAAGCACTTGACGCTTACGAAGCAGACCCAAATAATCCACCATTAGACACAACAGATATCAGAGATATCATTTCAGATGGTGCTGATGCTGAAGATGTTAAAAGATACCTTGACTTTGGTGGTTCACCACAAGTTAGAGAATTATTAATCAGTTCTCAAAAGAGGGAGCAAGATGCTCAAAAAATGTCTTCAATGGGAATAATTGCAGACTTGATTAATGAAGGAATGAATTTATAACTAAATAGGAGTAGTAATGAAGAAAAATGACTTAGTAAAAATAATCGAATTAGTTGTCCGTAAAGAAGTTAAAAAGCAGATGACCGAGATATTTATTAACGAAGATAAAGAAATCAGCTTATCAGAAGTTATTTCTAAACCAAAACAAAAAGCTAAAAAAAGAAGAGTTAAAAAACAATACTCAAAAAATTCAGCATTGAACGAAGTATTGAACAAAACCAATCCATTAGGTCAAACTGACGATTACCCATCATTGGGTGGTGGAGTATTAGGTAGTGACAATATGGCAGAAGTATTGGGTTATGGAAATTTAGGTGGAAAGCAAGATAAAGAAACAGCAAGAGAAATGGCAGCAGTAGACACAATTAAGAAAGCTGGAGTTAGTGTAGATTCAGTTCCAGAAGGTGTACAAGATGCTTTAACTCGTGATTACTCTGGACTGATGAAAGCAATTAACAAAAAGAAAAAAGGTGAGAACTTTAGACCATAATGGCAAGTGTAAGAGAAATAGATAGAAATGATGATGTGTATGTTGGAGTTAGATTTCCATTAGGTTACAGTCAAGAAGGATTTTTGTTTAAGACAAAAACTATATTGGAACAAGCAAAAGCTAATATGAGAAATCTATTATTAACATCAAAGGGTGAGAGAGTTATGCAACCTGAGTTCGGTTCAACACTAATGGATGTGATTTTCAATCAAGGACCAGATATTCAGAATCAAATTGATGAAGCTATTAGAGAAGCAGCTTCAACTTGGTTACCTTATGTCATTATAAACGAAATATCTATGTTTGAAGAAAACAATCAAGTTGATGTATCAATAGATTTTTCAGTATCATTAGAACCAAATTCTTTTGAAACATTAACATTTAATTTTAATATTGGAGAATAAAAATGCCGAGGCAAGTAGACTACGGAACACATAAAAAGTTAGTAAAGAAAGAGGTAAACTATCTCGGTAGAGATTTTCGTGATATTAGGCAAAACCTTATTGAGTTTGCAAAAACTTATTTCCCAACAACATACAACGATTTCAATGAAGCATCACCAGGTATGATGTTTGTTGAGATGGCTGCATATGTTGGTGATGTATTAAATTACTATGTTGATAATCAATTCAGAGAAACATTATTACAATTTGCAGAAGAAAGAAAAAATGTATTGGCAATCGCCCAATCATATGGATATAAACCAAAATTAGCAGCACCTTCTACTGCAACATTAACTGTTCAAGTTGATGTTCCTGCAAAAAATTTAGGTAGTGGTAACTTTAAAGCAGACTTAGATTATGCAGGTATACTAAGTTCTAATTCTACAGTAGCATCAACAAATGGAACTGAGTTTAGTTTAATGGATGATGTTAATTTTAAAACATCAAGTTCATTAGACCCAATGAAAGTAGAAGTATTACAACCATCTTCAGGTAATGTTCCGACAAATTATAGATTAACTAAAAAAGTTTTAGCAAAATCAGGAATAAGAAAAACAGAAACATTTGCATTTACATCGGCCAAAAAATTTGACAAGATAGTTTTATCAAATGATAAAGTGACAGAAATTGTATCAGTAACAGATAGTCAAAATAATATATACTATCAAGTTCCTTTCTTAGCACAAGATACAGTGTTTGAGTCAGAAGAGAATACAACACTCAATGACCCATCGTTATCACAATATCAAAATGACACACCTTACTTATTAAGATTAATCAAAACAGCAAGAAGATTTACAACTTATGTTCGTGATGATAATAAAATGGAAATAAGATTCGGTAGTGGTATTAGTGCAGACGCAGATGAAGAAATAATACCAAATCCTGATAATGTTGGTTCATCATTAGGAACAGGCATTTCAAGATTAGATGAAGCATTCGACCCAACAAATTTCTTAAAAACACAAACATTTGGATTAGCACCAAGTAACACAACACTTACCGTAACTTATAATTATGGTGGTTCAGTTGAGGATAATGTTCCTTCTAATGCTATTAATAGATTTAGTAGAAAAACATATACTAATAGCACAACAAGTTTAAATAGTGATACACAAAATACATCAAATGCAACATTAGCATTGTTCAATGAGGAACCTTCTTCAGGTGGTGCAAGTCAAGAAACATTAACAGAGATAAAGGAAAATGCTGCAGCATATTTTAATGCACAAAACAGAGCAGTAACAAGAGCAGACTACATAACAAGAGTTTATTCCTTACCACAGAAATATGGAAACATAGCAAAAGCTTATGTTGTTCAAGATGAACAATTAGAACAAGAAGGACAATTGGAAGTTATCAATGGAGTAGCAAAGAAAGTTAATCCAACAACTATTCCCAATCCGTTAGCACTAAATATGTATTTATTAGGATATACAGGAGA